ACAGATTTAGAAAGTACATCTGTAGAAACTACACAAGTTCGTGACGATAAAAGCGGAACTAAAAAACGTTTAGAAGATATGGTAAAAAATAAAGGCGGTAATAAATTAGCTGAATTAAAGAAAAGTAAAGACCCCGAAGCTATTAAAGCAGCATATTTAGATAATGAAAAAGCAAAAGCTTTTATGACAAGTTTAGGAATAGTTAATCCTATGGCTGCACTTGCAGGAAGAAGTGCAACAGGTATATATGGTAATCAATTAGAAAAATTAATGGATGAGTTAGGAATAGAAAAACCAGAAATAGAAACAGGATTTTTTGAAAATTTAAAAAATGCATTTTCAGATATGTTTACAGGTGCAGACGAACAATCGGATGTATACAATCCTATGTATGACCCTTCTCAATCTCCGCTTTCTACAGTTTCGGGTGCTACAAATATGTTAAGTATGGACGAAGCAGAAGCATACGATAATGCGGTTACAAGTGGTAATGCAAATGTAGCAGAACATTATGAAATAATTAATAACCGATTTAATAAAATGTCAGACTTTATGGCTGCAGGAGGTGATCCTGCGTTAGGAACAGCAATGGGTTTATCTACATATGATATTGCACAAGCACAAGTAATGTTTAATAGTGATGGAGATAAAATTGCAGATAGTGTAAATGAAGCTAATGAAAGTTCTGACAATGACAACGCACCATCTCATGCAGAAATAATAGCAAATGCAACAGCAAATAATACTACCCCTGCTGCAGATTTACCAGATAAATATTCAGATGTAAGTGAAGAAGATTCATTTTCTGAAAGTTTATTTGACTAAGGTAATTTATATTACCATATGACTAGCTACCCATCCCCCATCCAACATGGCTACGGTGGCCCTAGTGAAAGGACAGATAATGTCAGAACAACAAATAATGGCTGAAGAAATGCAGTCACCAAAAAAAGTAGCATTTGCAAATCGCAAGTATACTAATGAAGAAAAAAGAAAAAAAGAAGAGGAAGAGTTAGAACAACTACTCGCAGAACAAAAAGGTGAAACAGAACAGGTTGAAGAACCTAAAGAAGAAGAACCTAAAAATGCAGAGGAACGTAGCTTTAAGAAACGATACGGTGATCTACGTAGACACCAACAGTCAAAAGAAAAAGAATATGAAGACCGTATCAAAGCATTAGAAGAACAACTAACTCAGTCTACTAAAAGTGAGATTAAACTACCAAAGTCAGACGAAGATATTGAAGCATGGGCAAAACAATATCCTGACGTAGCAGGTATCGTAGAAACTATTGCAATTAAAAAAGCACGAGAGCAAGCAGAAGGTCTTGAAGCACGTGTAAAAGAAATAGATGAAATGAAAGCTACAGCTACACGAGAGAAAGCTGAAGTTGAATTACTTAAACTACATCCTGATTTTGGTGAGATTCGTGACAGTGACGATTTTCATGAATGGGCAGAAGAACAACCCAAGTGGGTACAGGAAGCTCTTTATGAAAATGATGCAGATGCAAGGTCTGCTGCACGAGCAATTGATTTGTATAAAGCAGATAAAAACATTAAACCTAAAAAGTCTGCTTCATCAAAAGACGCTGCACGTTCTGTAGAGACACGGAATGAACGCAGTAAACCTCAGTCTGATCCAATGGGAAATGCGATCAAAGAGTCTGATGTACAAAAAATGTCTGCAGTCGAATACGAAAGAAACTCTGATGAGATTATGGAAGCTATTCGTACAGGCAACTTTATATACGATTTATCTGGGTCAGCTAGATAAAAAGTATTGACATTATAGTTATTTATGATATAACTATATGTATCGTAGTTTAACGCAGCCCCTATATGGATACCTGCGTTAGCTGCATCCCCAAGCAAACAACAGTGGCTTACGGACTTACCTAGTAAATCATGGCCCATAAATACAACGCAAAGGCCAAGTGTTGTAAATATGCACCCTACGATGTCTAGCCTCCAATAGAATATCTGTGTGTTTCGCATCTGTTACTGCTAATATAAGGAGAAACCATAATGGCGTTTTCATCAGCAGCAGGTCACGGTAATTTACCTAACGGCAATTTTAGCCCAGTGATCTATTCCAAACAGGTGCAACTTGCTTTCCGCAAGGCATCTGTTGTTGAAGCTATCACAAACTCTGATTATTTTGGAGAGATAGCACAAATGGGTGATTCAGTTAAAATCATTAAAGAACCTGAAATCACCGTAAAATCATATGCACGTGGTACAACTATTACACCACAAGATTTAGACGATGAAGATTTTTCATTGACTATTGACAAAGCTAACTACTTTGCTTTTAAGGTCGATGATATTGAAGAGGCTCATAGCCACGTCAATTTCCAAAGTCTTGCATCAGATCGTGCTGCATATAGACTATCAGACCAGTTTGACCAAGATGTACTTGGTTACTTATCTGGCTTTAAGCAATCTGCAATACACGGTAATGCTAACACCGCTAACACAACTGTTAACGGTTCTAAAGCAGTATCAACTGCAGGTTCTGACGAATTGCTTGCCTCAATGAAGTTAGACGGTTCTGACTTTAATGCAGGTACTGCAGATCAGTCAATTGCACTTCTACCTAGAACAGGTGGTGCAACAGCTACACCTTCAACTGCAGGTGAAGCAAACCCACTACAACTTATTGCTCGTATGGCACGTAAGTTGGATCAACAAAATGTTGACTCACAAGGTAGATGGCTTGTTGTAGACCCAGTATTCATGGAAATTTTAAGAGATGAAGATTCACGTCTTCAGAACGCAGATTTCGGTGAGTCAGGTGGAATACGAAATGGTCTTGTAGTTAATAACCTACACGGTTTTCAGGTACATGTATCTAACAACCTACCTACTATTGGTTCTGGTCCTGCAACTGAAGCTGCTTCAAATGCGACTAACTACGGTGTTATCGTAGGTGGTCACAGTTCAGCAGTTGCAACTGCAGAGCAGATCAATAAAACAGAAACATATCGTGATCAAGACAGCTTTGCTGACATTGTTCGTGGTATGCATCTATATGGTCGCAAAATCTTACGCCCTGAAGCGTTGGTTAATGCGATATACAACTTGCGATAAGGAGAATAGAAAATGGCTACTATTACTGCAACTCTAGCTCCTGCACACGGAAGTTCTTCACGTGGTCGTCAACCTTACATGGTTGAGCAAACCATTGATTTAACTGCAAACAGCATTGCCCCAGGTGATGTAGTACAAGCAATTACTGTTCCTGCTAATACTAAAATTATGGCAGCAGGTCTTCAAGTAACAGCTTCTGCTACTATGAACTCTGGTACAGACGCTACCGCAATTTTAGGTACGGCTGTAGATGACAATGAGTACGTGGCTGCATTTGATATTGATGGTGCTGCTGATGGAGCTTATGCCCCTTCAGCTACTGTAGCAGGTGATATTGTTATCACTTCTGCAGATACACTTGACGTAACCCTTGCAGGTTCAGGCGGCTCATTTACAGCAGGTACACTACGTGTATATGCCGTAATGATGGACGTCAGTGCATTAGGTGAAATGTCTGCTGATGAAGTAGATCGTGACACACTCGCATAAATAAACTAAACTGGGGGGCAGGGCAACTTGCCCCTCTCAGCTTATCTGAAGGTTATTTAAATGGCAACTACTTACATTACACTTGTAAACGATACACTAAGAAGATTAAATGAAGTTACTCTGGATACTGCAGGTAGTGGATTTGATACTGTGCGTAACGTACAGGGTTTAGTTAAAGATGCTGTTAACAATAGCATAAGATTAATAATACAAGATGGACAAGAGTATCCTTTTTTAAAAACAACTAATACTCAAACATTAACAGCAGCCCAACGAACCTATGACTTTCCTACAGACATGGGTACTGTTGATTGGGATTCGTTCTTTTTGAAAAAGACTAGTGGATTAGACAACACACCAAGACCACTTAGAACAATAACATATAACGACTATTTACAAAACTATCGTACACAAGATGACGAAGGTGATCAAACAAATGGTGTTAGTAAACCTTTGTATGTATACCAAACACTAGAAGAGAAGTTCGGTGTTACACCTCTTACTGATGCAGCATATGAAGTAGAGTATGTTTACTTTACATTTCCTGCAGACTTAACTGCACACACAGATACAATGATTATACCTGATAGATTTAAACACGTTGTAATTGATGGTGCTATTATGTTTGTTATGCGTTTTCGTAGTAATGAACAAAGTGCAGCAATGCATCAAAGTAATTTTGAAGAAGGTATAAAGTCTATGCGTAGAATATTGCTAGACGATAATCTATATGTACGATCAACAGCGATCAATCGTCCATATACTAGTACCTTTAATAGTGTGATCTAATGGCAGACAATTTAGCTTCTTTTAAAGTCTTCTGTCAAGGGGGGCTAAATACTAGCAGGGATGTGCTATCTCAAGGTGAAACACAACCTGGATCAGCTATAGCTTTAATTAACTATGAACCTGCTGTTACTGGTGGTTACAGAAAAATAAATGGTTTTGCTAATAACTATGGCACAGTTACAGGCACAGGAAGTGTATTAGGTGTTTGTGTAGCTGATGGTATAAATGACGGTATACTTGCCTGTAGAAAACCTTCATCAGGAAATAACTATTTACATAAATGGAATAACTCTAGTTCAGCTTGGCAAGCAATAACTACTGCAGGTTCACCTACAATGGTAGGAGTAACTAAAGTTAGATTTTCTAGGCTTAATTTTGGTACACCAAAGGTTGTATTAACAGATGGTATAAATCCTGCAGCTACGTATGATGGTTCAACATACACACAGATTACGCACTCAGATGCACCTACAGACCCTAAATTTTCTGCAATATTTCAAAACCATTTGTTTTTAGCAGGTGATCCTGCACACCCAACTAAATTGTTTTTTAGTGCGCCATTGGCAGAAACAGACTTTGCATCAGCTAATGGGGCAGGAGTAATAAATGTAGGTTTTCCTATAGTTGCAATTAAATCATTTAGAAACGAACTATTTATATTTGGTTCAACTAACATTAAAAAATTAGGTGGCACTGCATTAGCAAACTTTACATTACAAACTGTTACAGAAGACCTTGGGTGTTTAGCTACAGATAGTGTTATAGAAATTGGTGGTGACTTACTATTTTTATCTCAAGATGGTTTACGTCCTATTGCAGGTACAGCTAAAATTGGCGATGTTAATTTAGAAACTGTATCTAAAAACATTCAATCTATTTTTACAGACATTGTATTTGATATTGATCTTGACACTCTTAATGCTGTAGTAATTAGACAAAAATCACAGTTTAGATATTTTTTCGGTGCAGCAGACTCGCAGGGTATTATAGGTGGATTTAGACAAACACCAAATGGTTTGCAGTTTGAATATGGTCAGATGTTAGGTATTACAGCTACGTGTGCAGATAGTGGTTATATAGGACAAAATGAATTTGTATTACATGGTACTTCAGATGGTAAAGTGCAACAGCAAGAAAGCGGTAATAGCTTTGCAGGTGATCCAATCTTTAGTATTTTTCAAACTCCTTTTTACTATTTACAAGACCCTGAACAACGTAAAATATTTTATAATGTATCTACATATTTACGTTCTGAAGGTGATAACTCAATAGTTATGTCGGCTGTATATGACTATGAAAATGTAGCTACATTAAATCCAACTAACTTTAATTTAGATACTACAGGTGCAGCAGCATATTATAATGAAGCATTATATAATAGCACCGCAATATTTGATGGTAATCCATCACCAGTGCAACGAATTAACATTGAAGGATCAGGTAAATCCGCATCTTTAAAATTCGTAACTAATGATACAAATGCATCACACAGTATTCAGGGTATAGTGATTACATTTGGAGTAGGAGACAGGTTATAACATGGCAGGTTATTCAAGACAATCAGCAGCCGATATTATCGCTAATGCGGTTATTAAAGCTGCACCAGTAAACGCAGAGTACAATGCTCTACGAGATGCATTTGCTTTTTCAGGTGGACATAAACATGATGGTAGCTCTACAGAGGGAGCACATATACCTCTTATAGCCGACACTGACGCATTAAACAAAGTTGTAATAGATACAAGTAATAACCGTATAGGTTTTTTTAGTGAAGTAAGTGGCTCTGCAGTAGAACAAGTACGTATACAAGATGGTGCTATTGTTCCTGTAACTGACGATGACATTGACATTGGTACATCCTCACTTAAATTTAAAGACCTGTATGTAGATGGTGTAGGTAATATTGACTCTGTAGTTGTAACAGGCTCTGCTACATTTTCTAACATAGACATTAATGGTGGCGCAATAGACGGTGCAACTATTGGTGCAGCTTCTGCAGGTGCAGGTACATTTACCGATCTTACTGCCACAGGAACTACAACGGTAACTACAGCAGATATTAACGGTGGTAATATAGATGGTACTACCATAGGTTCTAGTAGTGCAGGTGCAGGTACGTTTACTAACTTAACAGCCTCTGGCACAACTACAGTTACAACTGCAGACATAAATGGTGGTAATATTGATGGTACAACTATTGGTGCTTCTAGTGCTGCAGCAGGTAGCTTTACA